AATGGGGTAGCTCCCCATCCTAAGCTGGTATCACTCCGCAATACTCATGAGACTACAGTGATACTTTAAGAAGCCCCTTCGGGGATAACTTCCAAGAGTTCCTAAAGTCTGTGGGTGATTTGCACTACAAACAAATCATCTTCATACATTAAGGAACCATTATTATGGCTCGTACTTTTTCTAGCACCAACGCTGGTGTCCCGGCAGGCCCGGGCGATTCCGACAGCCTCTTTCTGAAGGTCTGGTCGGGCGAAGTTCTGGCATCTTTCAACAAGAAAACCGTTCTGAAAGAGCGTCAGCGCATCCGTAACATCTCTAGCGGTAAATAAATCGGAAACTGCCGCTATAAAACCCCTTTAATTGCTGGGAACTCCTGAAATGGACAATCAGCAGCCAAGCCTGATCGCAAGACAGGAAGGTTCAACGACTAGGCGAAAGCCGTAGGGTCAAGTGACCCGAAACGGGGGGCACTACGAATATATTGAACGTAGTGAAGATATAGTCTGATCTTCATGGCAACATGAAGCTGTCTCTATGAGACGGGTTAAGGATTAACGCCCTTAACTGAACATATTGAGTTCCGCTCAATTCCCGGCCATCGGCAAGATGGACGCAGGTTACCACACTCCGGGTGAAGTCATCCTCGGTCAGTCGGTCAACCACGGTGAGAAAGTCATCACGATTGATGACCTGCTCGTCTCTGACGTGTTCATGTCGAACTACGATGACGCCAAGCGTCACTACGAAGTTCGCGCAGAGTACACCGTCCAGATGGGTGATGTTCTCGCTCAGACCTACGACCAGCACCTGTTCGCCATTGCGCTCAAGGCTGTTGAAGCCGGTACGTCCGGTGCGGTCACTGAACAGGGTGCTGCCCAGCGTGAAGCTCTCGGTGCTACCCCGACGATCTCGACGATCATCGACGGCATCTACAACGCCGCCAAATACTTTGATGGCGCTAACATCCCGCAGATGGACCGCTACGTCTTCGTGACGCCGACGGTTTACTGGGACCTCATCAAAGACGGTTCGTTCTTGGACCGCGACTTCGGCGGCGAAGGCTCGAAAGCTGCCGGTAACATCTTCCGTGTTGCTGGTATGGAAATCGTCCCGACGAACAACATGGCGCTGAACCACGGCGTTGCTACCCTTCCGGGCTCGCAGGGTGGTTCGGGCACGACCGACTACACGGTTGACGCCTCGGCCTACAGCTTCCTCGCGATGCAGAAGCAGGCTCTCGGCTCTGTCCACCTGATGGACCTCGCCTCTGAGAGCGACTACCAGATCGAACGCCAGGGCACCCTCATGGTGACCCGTATGGCTTGCGGTCATGGTGTTCTGCGCCCTGAGTGCTTGTACGGCGGTGAAGGCACTGCCTAATCACTTTTGAAATTGAGAGGGACCTCCGGGTTCCTCTCTTTTTCTTCTTTGGAGATTCTTTTATGGCTGAAACCCTCAATCCAACCTCTGAGCTTAATGCTGTGAACGTCATGCTGACGAACATAGGTGAAAACCCTGTGAACACACTCACGGGAACCTTAGGTCTCGACGCTTCCACGGCACAGATCGTACTCCGTGAGGCTTCACGCCAAGTTCAATCCAGAGGTTACTTTTGGAATACTGAGAGAGTACGTTTGTCTCCTAATGGTGACAGCGAGATCGCCCTCCCTAGTAACACCTTGAGTGTTCGCTCATCTGGCAACGATACAGGTAAAGCGTACACCTACCGTGACGGTAGACTTTACAACGCCACTGATTTCGAGAATACGTTCACGTTCACATCGAATGTTGAGCTTGAGATTATCTATGAGTTGGACTTTGAGGTACTCCCAGAGACCGCTCGACGTTACATTACACTACTAGCTTCGCGTATCTTCCAAGAGCGTAAGCTAGGTACTCAATCTATTTCTGCTCAAAACAGAGACGACGAATCGAAGTCACTTGCCATCCTTAGACAAGACGAGAATGCCAATGCTCGGCGCAACGTCGGGACAGACTCCTTGTCGATGGCCCGCTCTCTTGATAGACGCTCCTTTATCCACTGGAGGTCTTGATGCCTCTAGTATCAGACTCAATCCCCAACCTTATCGGCGGTATCTCACAGCAGGCCCCGTCGCTTCGCACAGTCAACTCCGCTAAAGACCTTAAGAATGCCTACCCTAGTGTAGTGAACGGTCTACAGAAACGTCCTCCATCCTCTTATGTAGCGAAGTTGTACACCTCTCCCCCAGCAGACGGAATGAAGACCCATATCTTCAACAGGATTGGTAAAGGAACAGATATCGTAACGATCACTAATGGTGATCTTAAAGTTTTCAATTCAGACGGCACTGAGGAGACTGTTAACTTCCCTGATGGTAAATCCTACCTGACCGCATCTGAACCTGAGAAAGACTTCCGTTGCCTGACGATTGCCGACACGGTGTTCGTCCTCAACAAAACAAAGACAGTGACCACTACATCTGTAGCTGAGGATGGCTCTAGGTTGAACCCTGAGACCACAGCCTCAATCTACATCAAACAGGCAGTAGCCAACAAAAACTACTCCGTGTACATCAACAACTCGTTGGTCGCAAACTTCCTGACTAGTAACACTAGCGTTGAGGGCACTGACACCATCGCGTCTAACCTAGCTACCACACTGAGTGGCGCTGGTTACACGGCAGTGGCTATCTCCTCTACCGTATCAATCACAGGTCTAGGAACTGGAGATGTTGTCAGGGCTAAAGATGGCTTTGGCG